ACCACAACAGAAATCTGATGTGGCTTGGATGACATTGACTGCCCTATTTAGGGAGCGTATCGAGTCCGGGCTCGATATGCCTTCCGATGTCTTTAGTACGTGGATTAAAGACAAAACTAAAATCACTCGGAAATAACTAATGGAGAATGTATAATGGCTAATGAAATAAAAGCTAAACAAGACACATCACTAGCATTGTTTGGTGATGACGTATCCAAAGGTTTTGAAAACATGACGCAAGAAGATATGGCGTTACCGTTTGTCAGAATCTTGGGACAACTATCGCCGCAAGTAACTGAAGGTGATGCAAAGTATATAGATGGTGCCAAACCAGGTATGATCTATAATACTGTTACCAGTGAGTTATATGATGGTAAAAAAGGTATCAAGATAATTCCTTGCTACTATAAAAAAGATTATCCAGAATGGTCGGATAGAGGAGATGGACCAGGTGCTCCGGTTGCAGTTCACCTACCGAACAGTCCGGTAATCACAACAGGTAAGAGGGATGGCTCTAAAATTAGATTGCCTAATGGTAACTATTTAGAAGAGACAGCTTCTTACTACGTAATGATTGAGACAAAAACAGGTGGTTATACTCCTGCTTTGATTACTATGAAATCAACTCAATTAAATGTCAGTAAAAAATGGAATTCTATGATGAAAACCATACAAATTGCTGACGGCAAGGGTGGATTTGCTATCCCTCCTATGCACGGTGTTGTCTATAATCTAGCTTCTACCTTACAAAAGAATGATAAAGGTTCTTGGTATGGCTGGGTTGTGACACAGGACAGAATTTTAGGACAAGAAGATAAGTCTTTGTACTTAAGTGCGAAAGATTTTTCTGGAAATGTATCTAAAGGGAACGTTCAAACAAAAGCTGATGTGGAAGAGAAAGTTAAGGATTCAACTCCTTACTAATAAAAATAAGGGGGAAGGTAACTTCCCCCTTTACAAAGAAATAAGAAATGATAATGAAAAAAGATAAATTCAAAAATATATTTAGCGGACTAACTATAGCATATGGACAATATCAACCTGGAGAACGTGGCGAAAACGGAAAGCAACAAGGAAAAGCTTTTATTGTACGTGGTACCGTCACCGAAGAACTCTGGGAAAATCACCTTACAGGAAAAGGTCCCGCCCTTGGGATTATCCCTATCACAGAAAATAATGATTGTAGGTGGGGCTGCATTGATATTGACGAATATAACCTTGATCACGTTGGCCTCATTAAAAGTATTCGGAATCTTAAACTCCCATTAATAGTTTGCCGTAGTAAATCTGGCGGCGCACACGTATTTTTATTTACCAAAGAAAACATTCCTGCATCATTGATGCAATCAAAATTAAAATCTTTTGCTATCTTACTTGGTTATGAGGGATCAGAAATTTTTCCAAAACAAACAGAAATATTAGTGGATCGTGGGGACACTGGTAATTTTTTAAACTTACCCTATCACAATGAAATGAAAGGACTACGTTATGCTATCAACGATAATGGCACCGGTTGTACACTTGAGGAATTTTTTAAGCTCTATGATGATTTTTCTTTACGAAAAGAAGAGGTGGAACAAATTAAAACGAAAGAAAAAAAAATAGAAGAAGCATTTCCTGGTGGCCCTCCTTGTTTAAATAAGTTAGCTTCAATTGGTTTTGGGGAGGGCTCAAGAAACAACGCACTATTTAATATTGCAGTTTATTATAAACAAGCAAACCCAGATACATGGGAAGATGAAATAGTAAAAGCTAATCAAAAATTTATGGAACCACCATTAAGTAATGGCGAGGTTCAACAATTAATTAAATCAGTTAATAGAAAAGGTTATGATAAGTATAGATGTAAAGACGCACCAATTAACTCGGTATGTCAATCGGGTTTATGTAGAACAAAAAGATTTGGTGTAGGATTTGGTGAAGAAGAAATGCCTATACTTGGAAGTTTAACTAAATACTCATCAACACCACCACAATGGTTTTTAGATGTTAGTGGAACGCGGATCGAATTAAAATCAGAACAACTTTATAATCCAGGTATGTTTGCACTAGCATGTTTAGACCAAGCTAATTTAGTTGTACCTGTACCAAAACCAAAAGATTGGAAACAACATTTTTTAAAACCAATGATGCAAAATTTACAAGAAGTAGAACCTTTAGAATCTTTAAATCCTATGAATGAAATTACAGGACTCCTACAAGATTGGACTACAAACAGACAATCGGCAAGAACAATAGATGATATATTTAATAAGCTACCTTTTACAGAAGATGGTTTTACATATTTTAGAATGGAAGACTTTTTTAATTTTTGTAAAAGAAATCATTGGGAGAAAGACAAAACACAGACAGGTAATTTATTAAAACAATTAGATGTGTTTGTAGAAGAGGAAAGAGTTAGAGTTAAGAAGCAACAACCAAGATTAATTAAAATTAAAACAATGAAACAAGTAGAAGCTTCTACATCTAAACTACCTTATCAAGAAGAACATTTTTAATGTTTGATAAAGATGTAGGAGTTAATTGGCACTTAAGGTTTCGTTTGAAACTAGAAAAACTAGAAAAAGAAAACGAATATCTTAAAATGAAAAACAGATTATTAACAAGGAAAGTAAAAAAATATGAAAACAATAATACTAGGACCACCTGGGACAGGCAAGACAACAACACTGCTGAACCTAGTGGACGAATTTATACAGCAAGGGATAAGACCTAAACAAATTGGGTACTTTTCGTTTACTAAAAAAGCCGCAACAGAAGCGGCAACTAGAGCTGCGGACAAATTTAATCTAGATATTGAGAATGATTTAAGTAATTTTAGAACACTTCATTCCTATGCATTTAATCAATTAGGTATGACCAAAGAAAAAATGATGGGTCGAGATGATTACAAAGAGTTTGGAGAAAAATGTGGCATACCAATTAAAGTTGCACGATTTTCTGATAGTGATGGTACATTTAATTCAGACAATGAATATTTGACAATCATAAACACAGCTGCAGTTAAGAGAATAGATCTATTAGAATATTATGATTCAAGACAAAACATATTAGACATAGAACGTAACACATTATTCTTACTAGCAGAAGAACTTAAAAGATTTAAAAAAGAAAAAGGACTAAAAGATTTTAACGATTTATTATTGGATTATATTGAAAAAGAATCTGTGAATAGTTTTAAAGTATTGTTCATAGATGAGGCACAAGATTTATCTTTAATACAATGGGAAATGGTAAGAAAACTTTGGGCAAATGCAGAAAAAACTTACATAGCTGGTGATGATGATCAAGCAATATTTAAATGGGCTGGGGCCGATGTAGATCACTTCATTGCACTTAAAGAAGAAGTAAATGACATAAAAGTATTAGATCAATCTTATCGTATACCTGGTGGACCCATACACGAATTATCACAAAATATTATTAACAAAGTACAAAATAGATTTGATAAAAAATATAAACCAAGAGAAGAAGAGGGTATCTTAAAAAGATATTCTGATATTACACAAGTAGATATGAGTAAGGGCAACTGGTTAGTGTTATCTTCAGCCAATCATTTTTTAGACGATGCAAAAGATTTGTGTGAATTACAAGGATGGTATTTTCAATTTAAAGGAATGAACTCTGTACCTTTGAAATTATTACTCGCATTAAATAATTGGGAACACTGGCGTAAGGGTGAACTTTTAAATCATTTAGAAATTAAAAATATTTATGAGTATCTTGGATCAAATGTATTATCTGGATTTCAAAAAGGTAAGACTCTGCATTCTGATGAAAAATATACAATACAAGATTGTAAAGATAAACATGGTTTAGTAATAGATAAAGTTTGGTATGAATCTTTTGAAGGACTCGATACTATTACTGAAAACTACATTCGTAATATGAGGGCGAATGGAGAAACACTAAATAAAAATCCTCGTATAACAATGTCAACTATACACGGAGCGAAAGGAGGAGAAGCTGATAAAGTTTTATTGATGCAAGATTTAACGAACGCAGCGCTTGAAACATTTAGTTATGATCCAGATGAATTACATAGATTATTTTATACTGGAGCGACGAGAGCGAAACGTGAATTGCATGTCTTGGATCCAAAAGATTTTGATCGAGCTTATATATTATGAACTGCTGGCACTGCAACACTGAACTAATTTGGGGTGGGGATCACGACATTGAAGACAATGAAGACTATGATATTGTAAGTAATTTATCTTGTCCTAATTGTCATTCAGCTGTTGATGTTTATTATCCATCGGAAAAATTAATAAAAGAATATAAAGATTATGAGGAGAAACAAAATGACAAATAAAGAAATATTTAAAAAAGCTACTTATGATTCGTTAGATAAGCAGATAGGCGGGAAGCACTACCAATCAATGAAAATTCAACCCGCAGAATTTATAAACGAAAACAAGTTGCTTTTTGCAGAGGGCAACGCTATAAAATATATCTGTAGACATCAATCGAAGGGAAAAGAAGAGGACGTGAGAAAAGCTATACACTATTTAGAGATGGTTCTTGAAAGGGACTACGAATGAGAAGTACTCAAATTCCTTTGTTCACACCACAAACGGAATGGGTAATGCCTGATGAACTTAAAGATCTTAAAGGACACAAAGAAATAGCAATCGATTTAGAGACTAATGACCCCTATTTAATGACACTAGGGTCAGGTAATGTTACCGGTAGAGGCCACATTGCCGGCGTTGCGGTGGCTGTAGAAGGTTGGTCTGGCTATTTTCCTATACAACACGAGTCTGGTGGTAATATGGACAGAAAACTAGTTTTATCTTGGTTACAAGATGTTTGTAATCAACCAGATACTACCTTTATATTTCACAATGCAATGTATGATGTCTGTTGGTTAAGAGCAGCAGGAGTTATAGTTAAAGGTAAAATTGTAGACACAATGATTGCAGCGTCTTTAATAGATGAAAATAGATTATCTTATGCATTAAACACACTAGCAAAATTTTATGTGGGTATTGGTAAAGATGAAAACGTTTTACAAGCAGCCGCAAAAGAATATGGGTTGGACCCTAAAAAAGATATGTGGAGATTGCCAGCGCTTTTTGTTGGACAGTACGCGGAGCGTGATGCGGAAGCTACTCTTAAACTTTGGCAGAGATTAAAAATAGAATTATATAATCAAGAACTAATGGATGTCTTTACATTAGAGACAAAACTATTTCCTTGTTTAGTTGATATGAGATTCAAAGGTGTAAGAGTTGATTTAGACAAAGCGGCTAAAATCAAAAAAAATCTTATGGATCGTGAGGCTAAAATTGTTAGTAAGATCAAAAGTTTAACAGGAGTTGACGTAGAAATACACGCGGCTCGAAGTATCGCAAAAGCGTTTGATAATTTAAAGTTACCTTATGATAGAACAGAAAAAAGTAAGGAGCCAAGTTTTACAAAAAACTTTTTACAAAACCATCCACATGAATTACCAAAACTAATTGCAGATGCAAGAGAGATAAACAAAGCTCACACTACATTTATAGATTCAATTACTAAACACGCAGTCGATGGTAGAATACACGCAGACATAAATCAAATACGATCGGATGCAGGTGGGACGGTGACTGGTAGATTCTCTATGAGTAATCCAAACTTACAACAGATTCCAGCGAGGCACCCGGAACTCGGACCGATGATTAGATCTATATTTATTCCAGAAAAAAATACAACGTGGGGATCGTTTGACTACTCACAACAAGAACCTAGAATTTTAGTACACTATGCAAAGCTACAAAACTTAATGGGTGTAGATGAGATTGTAGATGCATATAATCAAGGTGATGCAGACTTCCACCAGGTTGTTGCAGACATGGCAGGTATAGAACGTAAACAGGCCAAAACAATTAATTTAGGATTAATGTATGGTATGGGTAAAAATAAATTAATGGCAGAACTAGGTTTAATGAAAGACTCTGCAGAAAAATTAATAAAACAATATCACACAAAGGCACCATTTGTTAAACAATTGATGGACAACGTATCTCGTAAAGCAAATGATCGTGGTAAAATTAGAACTTTAGGTGGTCGGGCATGTCATTTTGATTTATGGCAACCTGTTCAATTTGGGGTTTTTAAACCATTACCATTAGAACAAGCCAGAAAAGAATATGATGAGCCATTAAAACGTGCGTTTACTTACAAAGCTTTAAATAAATTAATACAAGGATCTGCAGCAGATATGACAAAAAAATCTATGGTAGCTTTATATGAAAATGGTATAATACCACATATTCAAATTCATGATGAAGTAGATATTTCTGTTGAATCTGATGAAAAAGCAGAAAAAATTATTGATATAATGGAATCTGCTGTGGAACTAAAAGTTCCAAATAAGGTAGACTATGAGAAGGGAGAAAACTGGGGTGAAATTAAATAATGGCATACTTAAACGCAAACATACCAACCGTCTATGCGCAAGTTAGAAGGGAGTATTTATATGATTGTAAAAAACATCACGGAGAAGTTGAAGACTGTATTATCTTTGGTATTACTAGTATGGGGGGCCGTGCTATATTATTTCACGCTCTTATGGGCAACGGTGCAATATTTTATCGCCTACCAATTAGCGCGTTTATTCAAAAGGGATTTGAACCATCCGGAGTGCCCACAAGACGACTTGATGAATTGGAGCTTTGGAATTGTTTTTCTTACTATCCTACTGTCACTCATTGGTCTATTTTAAGCGCAGCTTCTGGTTATTATTTTGGTAAAGATAAAAAAAAACACTACGGTTCTTATTTATTTACTGTTGACTGGGGACACCCAGATGCTAATATATTAGACACCGATCATTCGGAGATACCGCAAGAACATAAATGCGCACACATAATTGCATTAGACGATGGCAATTTTGCAGCACAACCAAACAATAGATGTATTTGGGACCTACCTTCCTTTACCGTAAAAGATAACATTCCGGATTGGAAAGTACAAACTAATGAATGGAACGTAGAAGATTCTGGTAAATGGAGAACCTCTGATACTGATGATTTCTTTTACGAAATTGAGGAGCAAAAAAATGATTGATAAAATTAAAAGCATGGCTGACAAATGCTGGTGTAATCACAAAGTATGTATGATTATAATTGCAGTTCTTGTTATAGCTTATGTAGTTAAATAATTATTATGGAGTATGCTAGGATGGATTACAGATTTACAGCAATATTAATAATTGCTCTTTGTCTCCTAGCATTCTTCGGAGGACCAATTAAATGAGTAACAAACCATTAAATATCGGAGACGAGGCACGAGTGCAGATGCCGATGAAGACGGTTGCTAGCCTTATAATTTTAGTTGCAATGGGAGTCTTCGCTTATACAGAGCTGACGGCAAGGTTG